GATACAAATACAAACTTTTTAGAAGTTTCTTCGTTTAAGGTAATTGCAGGAACTTTAATTGCATCTACTGCTTCTGTACCAGTATTAGTGGATGCAAATTCAGAAATTGCACGAGCTACACCAGCTGGATTAGCATTAAATACACGAGTATGTTTCAAAGAATTGGACACAAAACGAAGTTGTTCTTTATTGGAAAGTGCAGAAATGTAATTTACAATAGTTAAGTTCATTTGAGCTACAGTTGTTGCCATAGTTTTATACCTCTTTCATAGCATAATTAATAATTGTTTTTTTGATATTTTGAGTTCGTAATCTGTATTCATCAATGCTATCTTGAGCATATAGATATACAATATTACAAGGATTAAGTTGACCAATACGATGTATACGGTCTTCGGCTTGTCTCATCATGGACGGAGACCACGGATATTCGATAAAAATAGCCGTATGTGCATTGGTCAGGGTCAAGCCGACTGCACTAGCTTGCAAGGAGCAAACTATTAAGTTGTAATTAGCACTTAAATTATTAGAGTTCTGAAAGTTATCAATATTCTGTTGTCGTTGTTTAGTAGTTTGACCACCGATTATACATTTTGCTTCTGGGAATTCCTGAAGTAATTTATGTATTATCTTTCGATGGTGTGCAAATACCACAAGGGACTCACCTCTTTCTATAATATTCCTAATATATGATATACAATAAGGAAGTTTATGTTTCAATACTTCTTTATCGTATTTCTCAACTTCCTGAAAAGATACAGGTTCAGGTTGATACAATGTACAACACTTAACTTTATGTATAATTTTAGGAGGTAATTGACTTTGTACATCTTTTTTGATACGCCGTATCCATACTTTTTTCATTGCTTCATTGAGCTTTGATAAATTGGAATGACCGTCATATGATGTACCCCAAGGTGATTGATAAGCACCGCAAAAGGTATGAAGAAACCTATCTTTACCACCAAATTTATATGTCAACCCTGCCACCTCTAATTGACATAGCAACTCTTTTGGTCTATTTAGTACAGGAGTACCAGTAATCATAATTCTATATTGTACATTCTGAACCAATTCCATTGCTATTTTGTAACGCTTGGATGTGGGAGTTTTCAATAAATGACATTCATCAAATATTATCTGTTGAAGATTTAAACGCTTTAAATACAGGGAGAAATATTCTAAACGTTCATAGTTTGTAATAATAATTTGGGAGCTCATACAATCAATCTCAACATCTATATTCGACCATTTTTTTAACTCTCTTTTCCAGTGTTCTTTTAAAGGAGCAGGGCAAACAACTAATGTAGGAAACTTATTACGTTTTTTAATTACTGTACAGACTTGGGCAGTTTTGCCTAATCCCATATCATCACAGAGGAAAATGGATGATTGATTAAGCATCTTATTTACCCCCTGTACTTGATATGGTAATAATTTCATTAGGCCTCGACTCTTACTGTGCCATTTTCATCATCATAAACACCAGATACGGTACCAATAGTAGAGAAGAAAATGTCGTTTACAGAACCGCTAGTAACATCAAAATTAGTAACAAATAATACACAAGATTTGTCTTTGGTATTTTCAACAGTATCCCAAACAGCTCCACCCTCATCTTCAATGTATTGCATGATTTGATTTAGCTTTTCTTGATTTAGAGGAGTCTTTCCTCCGTTTGCCACGCACTTTACCATTGCGTATTTTGTTTTTACCTTTTCTTCTTGCTTTGGGGTTTTATAACCAGATACAAAATTAACATATCTAAGATTATATTTAGAAAATGTATGATAGTTTAACCAGCCATCAATAGTAACAAAATATTTACCACCAACGACCTTTTCACTAACAATATTAAAACCTGCTCGCCATACAGCTTCGTAAAAATCGTCATACCAATGTTTAGTTTTAGTTACAGGAGATACTTCGTATTCATAATAAGATGTGTATGCACTGTAACCACTACCGCCACATCCACCATAGAAGTAGGTACTTTTACGTTCCTTAAAGCTAGTGTTGGAATATTGTATACCAGTTTCTGTAGATGTTTCCCAAGAACCAATAATTACAGCACCTTTTTTACCAAGGATAGCGTATTTGTTAGTACCCATTGCTTTCTTAATAAGATATTGAGCACTTTCATCAAATAGTTTGCTTTTTAATGGGAACAGTACTCGTGCACCAAAATACATAGTATCACTATATGGAGAAGATAATCCTTCTTTTGGAGTGAAGTCTGCCATTACACCATTATGAGAAAAGCCCATATCTGTGTATGTATCCGTTTCACGCATTTCGTCTAAATTATTAGACAATACGAATGGATGGCAACATTCAGGGGAAATTTTACCAGAAGTTGCAATACGAAAGTGAAATACACGGTCTCTATCCGTTGGTAAATCCTTAACAGCATTCCAAAATTCATCAAAAGTCATAAACCCTTTTTGAATATGTACTTTCTTTTTCTGGTCATCATATATCATAAAACCCGCACCATCTTTATTATTAATAAAGCAGTTACGGAATTCCTTTTCGGAAATCTTAATACCTTTAGCGGCGTATGCAATTACACACATATTTTATTTACCTCCCTTAATTAAACCTTTTTCTTCCATAAGTTCAATTAATTCATTGTACTTACGAGTTTTAGCAAGTCTAGCGATATTAGACCAGCCAATATATTTTACGGATGCCATATTCGCCAAATCTGTTGCAATGTCAACAAATTGGATATATGCACGAATGTTTTGTGGTTTATCTGTACTCCTAAAAATACGGAATTCAACAGTATGTTTTGGGCATATGTTAATTGCCTTACGTCGTTCGCCAGAGCGTTTAGCGGTGTCATAAATAGCAGCTAATTCATGTACGTTGTAACCGTATTTATTACACCAGCCACTGTCATCAGATGTGCGACCTGTAAAATTCATCAATCTATCAAAATTATTTTCTGCAAATCGAATTAATTTAGCAATAGCTAAGTTATTTACAAAGAAATCTCGATTAACATGAATGTGTAATCCAGCACCTGTAGATGCTTGACCATTATGACCAAGTACACGATTAATAAACCCATCATAATCTACTTGTTGTAAATGGAATTCTGGTGTACATGGATGTGTAATAAATTCCATACCATCACGCAACGAACCGTCATGTTTTGCATACATAATCTGATTTAAGTTATTAATGATAGCATCTGCACGAGAATTAGACTCGCCACATCTATGAAATTCCATTTCAAGACCAAGATATTTTTTACCTTCACCTTGGAAACGAGGTGTTGGTTTAAAGCCATATGGATGTACACCGCATAATGGAGCTACTTCACGACTACTATACCATTTACCATTATTAGCACGGAAGAAATCGTTTTGTTTGCACTTACTGAAGTATTCACCTAAGTCTTCTACAAAGAAGAAGTCATTTTCAGAGACACCAAACGTACCATTATGTTCAATTAACTTATCCTTAACAGATGGGTGAAAGTAAACAATACCAACGCCGTGCATATAGCCTTCAAGCATATTCTGTTTTAGTCCTGCTTTATTGGAAATTGGACATTTGACCACGAACTGGTCTATAATGATAGGGTGAATTTTGTTCTTTTTAACAATATCACGTTCATCAGCAATATAGAACGGAATGCCTGTTACTGTACAAATTTCAATTTCTGGGTCATCTTGTACGTAATGTAGTTCATCAAACCCAATGTATAAGTTTTCATAATCCTTCCCTAATACTAAGTGGAAAAATTGTGGTGTATACCATTCACCAGAATAACGAGATTTCATAACAAATTCTGGTTTATTAGCAGCATTCATATGAATATCGCCATTTTTAGTGTGAACGGTGATATAACCTTCTTGTAATGGTTCACCAGTAATAGAACATGTCGTGTCAATAGTACCAATAACAGTAGCAGAATTTTCAACTTGATATACGCTACTGTCGATATTCGCAGCATAATAATATACCACATCACCACGAGTTAAGACAGTTAGGATATTGCCATAACGGTCTTTTAATACTTGGCCTAATTGAAACGGTGCTGGTTTGTGTGTATTTTCATAACAACCATAGTTAATCACTGTACGACCACTACGTCTATCTTTTACCAAAGGACTACTTGCTGGTGTAATCAAAGACACATTATCTGGCTCATATGCGTCAATCTCATCTTCTAAAAAGAATTGACGAGTATCGTCACGTATACAAAGTAAACCATATTGGTTTTCATGGTTAAAGCCATCAGCAATAATAGTCCAGACTTCATTTTCAGCAATAATCTTAGAACCTAATGTATACATTATAGCCACTCCCCTTCTAAAATACGGTCAATATCAATTAAATTAGACGGTTTACGTCTAAACTCATGTTCAGTATAGAAAGGGTTTGTGAATACGGCAATTGTATTATTTTTACCTTCTGAGGTACGACCAACTTGTGTTAATCGGTCTCCTAACGTGTTAGTTTTCATAGCATACACCACACCAAAATATCTTTTCACCATTCGTTTATTTTGCATCGAAGATGCCTCCTTTTTTCTTTAACATACCTAGAGAATTATAAAATAATGGGGATGTGATTTCCTTATTATTACTGAACATTCTATTAATTTTTAGTACGTCAAATCCTTTTAACGATTTTTGCCAAGTCTCATTTGTATTCGTAAACAATGCTACTTGACAGTCGCCCAAATTTTGTGCTAAGGCTGTAGACGAGATAATACGGTCTACAAAACCAGCTTTATGTTCAGCACTGTTATAATAACGTGAAGCACAAAGTAACCCATTAATGAATACAAAACCGATAGAAGCGACTGTATCATCACTAATAATGACAATAGGTCTATCTTTTTCGGCTTTTTTGGCTACCATTTGATATAGACCTTCACCGTAATAACCAATACTACGTAAATCAGTACCAAAGCGTTTAAGGCTTTCATGGATACCGTCCACCTGTAGCATAGGTATGCCAATCAAAGATACATATTTTTGACCTAGAATTTCACCAATTCTTAATGTATGTTTATCATGTGTTGGGCTACCAACAATATAAGGAAGTCCCCCAAACTTAATAATTTCATCGTCAAGGTCAGTAGGTACTAATAATACTTCAGGGCGATATACTTTAGAAGCATGAATACGATATTCACCCTTCTTAACTTTTGTCATGATATTGGATATTCTATCCTCTTTTGAGGTTTTATATCCAGAATATTCAGTAAAGAGAACATTATCTTCTTCACCTTTATAAACCGCAAACCCTGTTTCAGAGTTTACTGTAATTGCAAGTTCTTTCATTATTATACCCCCAGACTCTTACATCCTAAAATACGAGACCCATCACGCACCACCTCGGCAGGTACCAATAGGTCAGTACGCTCTGGATAGTGTAATTTAAACAGTGCAGACACAATATACCATACACCTTCTTGAGGTTCTGGTAATTGACTACAGCGATAAACTGTTTTAGAAATTCGTTTACCATTAATACGACCCTTGATGGTCGTAGTTTCATCTAATCTCCACTCTTGGCCATTAGAAGCAGGTATAACTTCGACTACTTCGTTATTATCACCTAAAATAGTAATTTCGTGTGGGGTCTTGTTTATTAATTCCCCTTCGTAACTAAAGAAATGCATAGTACCTCCTTATTTTTTAATGCTAAACCAGTCTTGAATTGCAAAGGACAATTCAGAACTGCGTAATTCGTTAAAAGACATAAACCCAAAATCTTTATCATTAAAGAAATAATCATCTGATTTAGAATACACACCTATTTTTGTACTTTCCAATTCGACTTCATCTTTACGTTCGCCACGACATATAAACTTATTGTGGTGATTATTAGCAAATGCCATCCATTTAATTGGTACTAAAGAGTTAAACAAAAATATCTTGTCAGCATTATTAAGTCGATTGGCTTTTTGATAAATAATTTCAATTGTGGTTTTAGTAGGTTTAACAACACTCCACATTAAGTAAGCCAAATTTACTACATCTACGCTAACATTGTATTTAATTGCCAAAATAGACAACTCTTCATGATTTAGGTCAGTAGAAATATTTCTACCAACCATAGCATCCACTTTTTGTTTTTCATTGAGCCATAAAGTAAAAATACCGAAAATTGTACGTGCCATAAAAGTGCCTTTCTAAGCGTTTATTGCTTAAATACTACATACAAACAATATAATATATACATGATAATACAAATACAAATCAATGTTGTCATTGTATCACCATAATATATTCATAACATAAGCGGCAATTGAAATACACACTATAACCCCAATTACCGATAAAAAGAGAATACAAAATAATAACACACAATTCCATAACTGATGAATTGTTTTATGCATAATACCTCCTACAATAATAAATAGATTATCGTGTGTCCACATAAGATAACGCAGACACCAGCCATTAGTAAAAATACTAGCCACCAAATATCGTTACTCATGTTTATCACCCCAATCAATTTTCCAATAATACTTCCAAGGGCGACGATGTTTCCTATCTGCACCTACAAATTTACCATATTCACTACCTTCATTATGTAAACCAACTGACAGTAGCGTGTAGTATAGACATTCTTCTGGTGTCCATAATGGTGCAGTATCACCGTCATAGCACTCAGCATTATTATTGTAGTAATCAACATAAAGATGACCATCTTGAACAGTAATATCAGTTACATCATAATCAAATACACGATAAAAATCACGTACATAAATATTGTACGGAACAGCAAAGATGCTACGACACAATGGTAATACGCCGTTATTATCAAAGTATTGAATAAATGCCCTAATCACGAAGATTTCTAGTGCATTTTTTGGTTGATATTTCATCCTAAGTCCTCCACATAATCAGCGATACAACCGCTTTCATCAGAAATAGGGCATCCACTATAGGCCTCTAAATCCAATAAATACTCGGCAAACAATACCATTTTTTCTTTTGTGGATAGAGTTTCGTCTATCAAAAGAAGATAGCAAATATCGTGAATATATTTTTCCATATCCACTTTGCCTTGCATACTGTCATTTAATATAGCTTGAATTTGTTCTGCTGTATCCATAATAAATCTCCTTAATCTAAATAAATAACAAGTCTGTATTTTAGACAGATTTGTCCAAGAATAATAAGCAACACAAAAATACCTAATATAAAAAGGGTATCCTCAAAGTGGCGTTTTTCAGCCATTCTTTTACGGCGTTGTTCCTTCCCTAATAATATATCGAAATTGTGTTTATTACTCATAATTATCCCTCCAATCCAAGGAAAGTACGCCAGTAATTATTCAATGCGTCGAAATCCACATTAAATAAATCGGCTATACGCTCTACATCTTTACGTTCATACGACAACACTAGAATTTCATCACCTTCTTCATCGAAATCCCAGTCATAGGATGCACTTTCATATAAAGCGTCCTTTACTTCTTCAGTGATTGGGTTTTTCATATTAAACCTCACTTTCTCTCCGCTTTTTTCTGAAGATAGCTGACACCGATAAAATAAATTTGATTGACCTACCCAACGAGGTGCCGTCCGTTGGGGACAACCTCACTATGCCCCATCTCCACGGCTCGACCGCAAAATCCAGCAACCATGCGGACTGGCAAGCCCTCACGTCAAGCACCACAACCATTCAAGCAAACGTATGTTCGATGTTACGGTCTAATAATCGTGCGTAAAATTATATTGCATGCAATTAAAAATATATCGTGCGTGATTATATATAAAATAAAAATAATTGTACAAAATATAATTATGTTTTCTATTAAATGTAAATATAATAAAATAACACATATATAATTGTTTGTCAATAGCCATAGAATTGATTTATTTAAGCTATAAGACCCCTCTAATCGTTTTTAGGTATAATCTATCGTAGAAAATATAAAAACGCCGTACAGGGCAAATAAATGAATTTTACACAATACTATTAAATAACACGAAATAATATTGTACACAATTAAATAGACATAAAAAAAGGCTATCCTACAATAGGATAGCCTAAGATTAAATTGCATAAAATCGAATAAGATAATACACACGATAAAATTGTACACAATTAACAATAATCACGATTGAATGATACCAAATAAGATTGCATGGTAAACTGTCGTTTACTATTGAATTGTATAAAATACAATTCTATACAATTAATTGGACATGATGCCACAATATACAATACAATCGAATACCATAAAATAACATCAAATTAAAACAGATACAACTAAATTGAGTACAATATAATTATATACAATACGGTTGCGGGGAAAATAAAAGTATCAAATTCCATTGTATAAAATACAAACGATATAAGATAATATAGTATAAGATATAATACAATAAAATTAAATTTCATCAAATATAAATACGGATAAAGATAATCATATACAAACGTATTGTATACAACTAAATAGATAATAAAATAAATTGTATAAAACTTAATTCTATACTATGTAATATAATACACAATTCAATTTTACACGATGTAAATAAACGTATGTTCTATAATACAGATAAAAAAATACACAACTAAATTGAGTACAAGTTAATTGCCTAGCGGGGAAATAAAAAAATAAAATTCCATTGTATCATATCTACGTATATATAAATATAAATATATAAGAGATAATTGTATACAATTAAAAATAGATAATAAAAAAAGGGTAGCCTTAATAGACTACCCTCTAAAGATATTAATCCAATAGACCTTTATCTTTTAAGATTTTTAATAACATTGCATTTTGAGCTTTAGTTTCAGCAAGGCTATCTTTTAACAATTGTTTTTCGCTATCGTTACGAGATAAAGCCTTGAGTTTTTTGTCATCTTCTTGAGCCTGAGTACTTACGTATACTCTATCTGTATAGAGTTTTAAACTTAAGCCGTCATCACTAACAAATTGAGCGATACCACTACCACGAACGCCCTTTTCATTAGCGATTGGTACGATATAGTTGCTACCTCTGGCGGAGCGAATAACTTCAGATAGTGGAACTTCCAATTCAAGCTTAACTGTTAGATTTTCTTTGTCTACAGTTGCCTTGTACAAGCGGTTAGTAATAGGGAGTTGCTCCTTTTCCTCTAGTTTTCTTGCATCCTTTAGGATTTCCAAGAAACGAACTTGAACGGATTTTTCTGTATTTTGTTTTGTTGCTTTCATTTTAAAAGCTCCTTTTCTCCGCCGTAGCGGTTAAATTTGAACGTGCATTTATTGCACTCGGCAACCAAACCAGTTGCCTTGACTAAACTATGCCACACCTCCGCTGATATAGTGCAATGCTTTGTATTTACCCCGCTTTTTGCGACACTACCCCCCTCATTATATATAGTTTGTTGTAATACAATGAATTTTACCCTTTTCTTCGTACATTTGTTTGCCCTTATCCAGCCCACTCTCAGGGGGTGGGGCTTCGCATTTGGGACTGGGCGTGCGGACATACAAAATAGAGACTGCTTATATACAAATCCAAAGTCCTTCAAATAGTTAATCTGCTTATATACAAATTTAACATCCTCCAAATACCTTTTCAATCCATACAAATACATAGGTCGAAGAGCACCCAATGATGAGCAATAACTTCTCCCTAATTTTTTACAAAACTAATATAAACATGAAGATAGCATGAAGTAATTGTTTCACAGTAGACTATTAGTTGTACCACTTTTGTTTCTCAGCTGAAACAATAGTCAGATGAGGTCATATTAATACGGTATGGGTATCGTAAGTACCCAAAAATGGCAAAATACATATTGTATGGTTTACTAGTTCTTTTTCTCTTTCTTTTCTTTCTTTATATATTTCTTTCTTTATCTTTCTCTTTTTCTTCCTCGTATTATCATACTCGTCAGAAAAATACGTTATCAGCTTTCTAGGGTAGGGCTTCCAAATACAGCAGTACTATCTATTACGAAACCGATAACGTGTATTGTTTTTTGTATTTCAATTTAGCTCAGTGGTAATACCAAGAGAATTGTATGGTAATACCAAATAGACTGTATTGAAACAAAAGATAGACTAAACCG